CCGTTGATGACGGCCAGCGTCTGGTCGAGCAACTCAAAGCGCGCATTCTCGCCATGCAGGATTTGACGGAGCTTGAACGCCTGAACGCGGAAATCGCCGATGGCAAATACAAGACCGCGATTCCCGCAAATCTGGCGCTTGCCAGAAGCTACGCCGAGCAGATTGACTACCTCAAGGCGATGAAAGTTGCGGCTGACGAGGAAGCAGAAGTACAGCGCAAGCGGCTGGCAGTGTTCGCGGAAGGGACGCGCGTGTTTGAATCCGTGCGCACCCCGGTCGAAGCGCTTGACGCGGAGCTTGAAAAGCTCGTCTCGTTGCTCGATCAGGACGCCATCAGCATGGAAACCTTCGGCCGTGCGGCGCAGAAGGCCGGGGAAGCGTTTCAGGCCATCAAAGAGCCGCTGTCCGAGATGGATCAGTTCGCCGTGCAGGCGGCGAAGAACATTCAGGATGCATTCGCCGAGTTCCTTTTCGATCCTTTCGCCAAAGGTACGCAAGGCATGCTCGAATCGTTCGGAATTGCCGTACGCAGGATGATAGCCAATGCCGTTGCTGCAGACCTAAATAAGCGACTGTTTGGGGACATCAGTTCCGGGAAAGGCGTTGGAGGATGGGTCGGACAGTTGTTGGGATTGTTCAATGGTTCGTCTGGAGGAAATGTTGGTGCTCAGGGATACGTTTTGCCTGGCTCCGGTGCTGGCGCCCCGGTCTATGGCGGCGATCTTCCTAGCTTCGCGATTGGTGCAGACTACGTCCCGCGCGACATGATCGCGCAGATACACAAGGGCGAGCGGATTGTCCCGGCAGCGGAGAATCGCGCAGGCGGCGGTGGGCATTCGGTCAGTGTCGTGGTCAATATGGGCGGAAGCGGATCCGCAACGGACGTTCGGCGCGCCGGCGGCGCTGTTGCCCGGGAGGTTTTGGGCGTGCTGTCCAACTCGCGGAGGTACGCCTGATGGCCGAATTCATCGAAGAACGTCTTAGCATGGATGTGCGCATGGGCGCGACCTATGCGGACGACTACCGGGTGGAAATCACGCAGACGGCGGGCGGCGCCGAGTATCGCAAGCTGACGCACCCCTATCCGATGCGCTCGTTCACGATCAATTTCACCATGCTTCGCTCTGATCTGGCATCGCGCGTGCTCAGTTTGTACCACCGGGTGTTCGGCAAGTACGCCGGTTTCCGGGTGAAATTCGAGGACGATTTTACGACGGCGGCGGACGGGCGCAGCGCGCCGACCAAAGACGACCAGACGTTGACGTACATCTCCAGCGGGGTCTATCAACTGCGCAAGGTCTACGGCCTGGCTGGCGCCGCCATCGGCATCGGGCGGCCTGCGCGGACGATTTACAAACCGGTCACTGGTACGACGCTGATTGCCAAAAACGGCACGCTGGTGAGTTCCGGCGTAACCGTCGACACCACCACCGGGCGCGTCACCATTTCCCCGCCACCATCCTACCCTGCGGACACCATCACCGGCGGATGCGAATTCGACATCCCGTGCCGATTCAATTCTTCCATTGAGATTGCCGCAGTTTCCAATGTCGTGCGGGATTGCGGCTCAGTGGAAGTGATCGAGTTACTCTCGCCATGAAAAGCGTTGTTGCGGATTACCGCTATCGCGCGCTGTGCATGCGCATCGTCCCGACGGCCGGCAGTCCTATCTATCTGACCGATCACCCACGTGATCTGGTGATGAGCGGGCATACGTACCTGTCGACGGCTGGATACCAGTTCACCGGCTACTCAGGTGCTGCTGGATTCTCGCCGGCAGCGATCGACATCGAGGGCATTGCCGGAGCGTCCGGACTCACGCGCGCAACTGTCGGAAGTGGGCTTTTCGACGGTGCCCGCTGTTATGTCTTCGCGACGACGTGGACGTCGCCAGTAGAGGACGAAGAGCCGATTACCGCGGGGATTTTCGGCAAGGCCACGTTGATGGATGACCGCTACCAGATCGGCGGCGTCTCGCTGGTCGACGCGCTCAATCAGACTGTTGGTCAGACCTACGGTGCGCAATGCCCGAAAGTTTTTGGCGGCCAGGAGTACGGCGGCTGCATGGTTAATCTCGCGGCCAATGGCAACACCGTGACCGGCACTCTGACCGGAGTTACGAGTGCATCCGTGTTCACCGACAGTGGCAGAGGAGAGGCTGCGGACACATTCGGCGCCGGTACTATCGTTTTCACCAGCGGCCCGAACGCCGGACTGAAGGCGCTGGAGATCAAGAGCTTTTCCGGTGGAGTGTTCACTACCTTCGAGCCGTTCTACTATCTCCCCGTCGCCGGTAACACTTACACCGCAATCCGCGGTTGTCGCAAGCGCATGAGCGACTGCCAGGCGCGCGCCGGCGGCAGCAATATCGTGAACTTCGGCGGCTTCCCGTGGATCCCGACGAGCAGCACCTACTCGCAGGTCGGGCAGAACTGATGACCGCCGACGACATCATCAATGCCGCGCGTCAGTGCCTTGGGACGCCTTTTCGCCACCAAGGGCGACTGCTCGGCTTCGGCCTGGACTGCGCAGGCGTTGCGGTCCATGTCGCGCGTCAAATTGGCGTCGGGCATCTCGACGTGTCCGGCTACAGCCGCACTCCGGCGCATGGCCAGCTTGAGCAATCGCTGGATGCGCAGCCGTGCCTTGAGCGTATCGCGCTCGCAGACCGCTCTGCCGGCGATCTTCTGCTGATGCGCTTTTCCAGTGACCCGAACCACATAGCGATCTGCACCGGCGACGGCATCGTGCACGCGCATGAGATCGTCGGCCAGTGCTGTGAGCACCGGCTGTCGTCTACGTGGGAGGCGCGCATCGTACGCGTCTATCGATTTCGGGGTGTCCAATGAGCACGGCCGGGCAGGTTGTCGGCGGCTTAGTCGGCGCCGTTGCTGGGTTTTTCATCGGGGGCGGCCCAACGGGTGCGCTCTACGGTGCGCAGATCGGCATCATGGCCGGCGGCTATCTCGATCCGCCAAAAGGACCAACCCAAAACGGCCCGCGTCTCAACGATTTGTCGGTCCAGACCAGCACCTACGGAGCCGTCATCCCGCGCGTCTACGGTACCGTGACGGTCAACGGGAACGTCTTCTGGCTGGAGAACAACCAGATCAAGGAAACTGTCACCAAGAAGAAATCCGGCGGCAAGGGCGGCGGGAGCAAGACGACCACCCGCACCTATACCTACTCGGCGACTTTCGCGGTCGGGCTATGCAAAGGACCGATTGCCGGCGTGCGGCGCATCTGGATCGGTCCTGATCTGATCTACGACGCAGGCAGTGCGGACGCGAACACCATCGCCGCCAGCAACGCGGCAGCCAGTGAATTCACCGTCTACAACGGCACCGACACGCAGTCCGCGAACAGCCGCATGCAGGCGACCCTCGGCGCCGCCAATACTCCTGCCTGGCGCGGACTGGCGTATATCGTCTTCTATGACCTGTCGCTGTCCAGATATGGCAACAGCCTGATGGGAGCGCAGGTGCGATGCGAGGTGCTGATGACTTCGACGGCTACGGCCAATGCCGTGGCGATTACGCTGCCGTCGTCGATTGCCTGGGGAAACATGGCATCGTCGCCAACAGCGGTTATTGCTGTGGTCGACGGATCGGCAACCAGCACAAGCTACGGGCGATCTACGGACGGAGGGCAAACCTGGGCATCGCTCAGTGTTACAAACTCCGACCTATACGGGATCGCCTATGGCGCGGGGGTGTTTGTCGCCATCCGCAGCTATTTCAACTCGCTGATTTCCGCCGATGATGGGCTGAGCTTTTCAGTGATCGCAAGCATGCCGTTCAACGGCTCGTCATGGCTTTCGGTTTGTTTCGGCAACGGTGTTTTCGTTGTCATGCCGAGCGCCGGCACCGTCTGCTGCACCTCTCCAGATGGCAACACGTGGACGGCTGGTACCGTCGTCAGCCGGCAATGGGTGGCGGTGCAGCGGGGCGGATCGATATTTTGCGCCATCGCCAAGAGCACCAACATAAGCGCCACATCCTCTGACGGCCGGACATGGACGGAACACGCCACCATGCCATCATCCACCGCGTGGGAGGACATGTGCTGGAATGGGTCTGTGTTCGTAGCGGTCGGCGCGGCCGGCGTCGGAGCATCATCGCCGGACGGAATCACATGGACCGCGATTACGCTCCCCGGAGGGCTCGGGTATTTCGAGGTTGAGGCACTCGGCGCATTTCTCGTCGCAACGGCCGCGGGCTCAACCTATGCCGCCTATTCCAACGATAATGGGGCGACGTGGACGCAATTCAATTTGCCGTCGGCACAGGACTGGAAGGCTTTGATCGCGTCCAATGGGTACTTTATCGCGGCGGGCCGGTCCTCGACTGCTGGCGCAAAAATCACGCTCGGCCTGCTCGGATCGACACAAACTCTGTCGGCGATCGTCTCTGCCGAGTGCCTGCAATCCGGTATTTTGAGCAGCGGCGATATCGATGTCACGGCGCTGGCATCCACCAATGTGCGCGGCTACCGAATTGGCAGCGTCGGCGCGATCCGTGCGGCGATCGAACCGCTGCAGGCATCATGGCCGTTCGACGTGGTCCAGCACGGCTACAAGATTCAGTACGTCATGCGCGGCGGTTCGTCCGTCGTCACGATTCCCGCTGCCGATCTGGATGCGCGCACCGGCGGCCAGCAGTCAGGGGTGCAGATCACGACATCTAGAGAGATGGACTCGCAGTTGTCGCGCCGAGTTACGGTGCAGCATCTCGACTACGACCGCGAGTACAACGCCGGCACACAGTACGCGGAGCGGCTGAACACCGCGGCGATCAATGCGCAAATCCTCGATCTGCCAATCGTACTGACAGCTACGGAAGCGGCAGGAAAGGCCGAGGTTTTGCTCTACCTCTACTGGCTGGAACGCTACGACGTGGCGGTCAATCTGCCGCCGACGTACAACCAACTTGAACCGGGCGATGTGGTGACACTGGTTACGCCAGAGGGCAACGTCCAGTTGCGGCTGGTCGGAATCAATTACACCTCAGACGGTCGCGTCGAAGCACGGGCCAAGTACGCCAATCCTGCGATTTACACACCAACGGCGGTCGGCGCTTCGCCTCCGATTAGCGGGCCGGTGACGATCACCCCGGTTGGTGCGTCGGTCTACGTGCTGATGGATTTGCCGCACATGAGCAGCGCGCAGGATGGTCCGTCGTTCCTGTCGGCGATGACCGGCGCACTCTCCGGCTGGCGCGGCGGCGTGCTGATGCAATCGACGGATTCAGGCAGTACCTGGGCCAATCTGCATGACTTCGGATCGCCAGGAACGACGCTCGGCACCTGCAGCAACAGCATCGGATCCGTCGAACATCGCGTCATCGACAATGCCAGCCTGCTGACCGTGACGCTCACGCAGGGAGAGCTCTACAGCATCACGCAATTGCAGATGCTCGGCGGTGCGAATCACTTTGCTTACGGGGTCGACGGCAGGTGGGAAATCATCGCGGCGCAGACATGCACGCTCGTGAGCGGCACGACATACACGCTTTCCAATCTACTGCGTGGTCGATTTGGCACTGAACAGTTCATGGGGTCGCACGCCAACGGAGATTCTCTGGTTCTGCTCGATACCACTGACGTGGCCGCCATCGTGATGGGAGCCGGCACGATTGGCCTGTCGTACCTCTATCGCGGCATCACGGTCGATCGCGACATCAGCACCGACAGCAACCGCGCGTTCACCTACGCCGGGGTCAACCTCAAACCGCTCTCGCCAATCGCCCTGACCGGAAACCGTGACGCCTCGAATGATTGGGCGATGACATGGGTTCGTCGCACGCGTGACGGCGGCGAATGGCGCGACAACGTCGACGCGTCGCTCGGCGAGAGCAGCGAGGCGTACCAGATCGATGTGTTCTCCGATGGCACCTACACCACGGTAAAGCGAACGATCAGCGCCACATCGGCGTCGGCGGCCTACACCAGTGCCGACCAAACGACAGACTTCGGCGGCAATCAGGGCACGCTCTACCTGAAAATCTACCAGATGTCGGCGACTGTCGGCCGCGGCTATCCGCTCACGCAATCTATCACGAGGTAACCCATGTCAGGATCCACAACCCTGCTCGATGTCATCGCTCAATCGCAAAGCGGCAAGGAGGTCACGGCAAATGACCTGTTTAACGCGGCCAGTCAGGCGATGCTGTTCGCGCGCCGCGGGTCGCTCTGCTCGGGCCTCAACTGGTTTTACTACGGCGGCCTGATGTTGGTTGATGGCGTCCTGACGGCGATCAGCAACAACGCTGCGGCACTGGCGCTCACCGGATCGGCGACGAACTACATCGAGGCAACGCGGGCCGGCGTCGTGAGCAAGAACACGACAGGATTCACCGCCGGCAGCATCCCGCTGTACACGGCCGTCTGTGGCGCATCGAGCGTCACCAGCTACACCGACCAGCGCGCATGGGTGCAGCCGCGTGACATGACCAGCAAGGCAAGTCAAGCAGTGACCACGGCCGACGTGACTTTGACTTCTGACCAGGCGCGTTGCAAATACCTGACCACGACGGGAGCATTGACTGGCAACAGGAACGTGATCGTGCCCAACGATTGGGAGGGGGTCGTGTACTGCAACAACAGCGGTGCATTCACGACCACGTTCAAGACGAGCGGCGGCACGGGCATCGTCGTTGCACAGGGCAAGCGCGCGATTCTGTTCGCCGACGGCACCAACGTCGTACGCGTGACCGCAGACACGTAACCACCAACACAAAAACAAGGACAACAACCATGACACAAACGATCGCCGAGCGGCGCACAGACACCCTACGCGCTCATGACGAGAACATCACCGACCGCTTGAATAGAATTGAGGATATGCTGCTCAAGACGACGGAAATGCTGACCAGGCATGTGGCGGCGGACGAGCAGATCAAGCCCGCGCTGGAGGAATTGATCACTCTGTGGCGCGGCTCAAAACTCGTTTTTCCGATTCTCGCGTCTCTCGTGGTCGCGCTTGTGGGCATAATTGCGTGGTCGAAAGACCATATTCACTGGTGATCGGCCATGTGGGACGGAGTGGATCGCCGCACGCAGGACCGCGACCTATGGGCGGTGC